CCTTTGTTCAATCTTCTTACCATGGTTGGTTGTTGCCTTTGAGGCTCAGTGATATGTGTAGGAAAGAGATAGCTTTGTTTTTGTTGTTGTTTGTTTGTTTTGTTTTAAATCTCAGAGCAGAAGTGACTCAAAGTGACCCTACCATGTTTTCATTCTAACCGATTAACAGCGTGTTCTGGCGCATAGTTTGAGTCAGATCTCCAAATAATCATACCCTATTGGAATAGAGCCATTCTGTTTTGGCTTTCTTTTTGAGTTTACCTGTTGCGTACAGGTTTGTGCACCACGGCACCATCCTGGACTGTGAGGAGGCAGACTGGGACTTCACCATGAATGTGAACGTGCGGAGCATGTACCTCATGTCCAAGGCTTTCCTGCCTAAGGTAACCCTTCCCCACTCTGACAGACACTTAACGCGGTTTATCCCATCACTGACAGAGCGAAATTACGTGCCGCTGAAAATCAAGTGGCATATGCCTTTAATTTTGTTCCCTTCCTTTGTCCGCTGGGATTAGCTGTATTACGAACCCATGACATGATGGGCGGTGATTTGACTACTAATCCAGCTTCAGCCACAAATTTACCAAACTTTTAGCTTAGATCATAGCACATTAACCACTTTTTTTTTTTTTTACGAAATTGGAACCCAAATCCCATTTGATTACTCATTAGTCTTCATTTTACCATTTATAACCTGTTAATATGACCACCGTATACTTTATTTTGCTGCTGTAGATGTTGGCAAAGAAGTCAGGAAACATCATTAACATGGCATCTGTCGCTTCAAGCATAAAAGGTAAATAATCTCCCACCTTATTTTTCTCTCACTGCTTCTAGAACACATACTTTTCCCCAGTTAAAAGTGCCCAAGGCCTTTGAAGTACGGCCATTCTTTATAATCTTCTTATCTCAGCTACTAAACCATTGATATCTGTATTAGATTTTTTAGTAGGGTTGTTAACTAAGTTCAAAAGGTGGTTTGAATGAGTGAGAAAATGTTCAAAAAAGACGAAGATCTCAGAGAAAAGATTGATCAATACTTTAAAGAGAAGTGCGGGGTCAAGTATGATAAAGATGGAAACATAGAAAGCATACACCCTCCTACCATGACAGGATTAGCGCTATTCCTTGGTTTTGCTGATAGAAGATCTCTTTATGATTACAAAAAAGACCCGATGCACTCTCTCACAATAAAAAGGGCTGTGTCGAGAATGGTTGTTTTTGCAGAAGAACAGTTGTTCTCCGGTAAGACTCCAACTGGCGCTATATTTTGGCTAAAGAATCACGGTTGGTCTGACAAACAAGAAATCGAACATTCTACAATTGATGAGAACGGAGAGTCGAAAGGGTTTAATTTCGTAGACCCTCCTAAGAAATGAATGTCCCGTCTAAGCTAAAACCCCTATTTTTAGATCCTCATGTTCATAACATCATTCAAGGAGGAAGGGGAGGAGCAAAGACAAGAACTATTCCCCAGTTAATTGTAGATGTTATGTCGGAGTGCCCCCTTTCTATTATTGCAGCGAGAGAGGTTCAAAAGAGCCTTAAAGAGTCTTCTCACAGAGCAATAACAAACGAGATATATCGACAAAAGAAAGGACATCTATTCGAGGTCACGCGGGACACAATCTTTTCAAAGGCAGGGGGGAGGATAACCTTTATCGGGCTTCTGAACCATACCGCCGATTCAATCAAATCTTATGAGGATTATCACTGGGTATGGATAGAGGAAGCGCAGAGCGTTTCTAAACAATCCCTTGATATTTTAATCCCGACATTAAGAACTGACGGATGGTTTAAGCATGGCGAGTTTAAATTCCCACTTAGGATGTTTATTTACACTATGAACCCGTTCTCATGGGATGATCCTATTAAGCTTGTTCTTCCTGAAAGCCGAGAGGATACGCAGTATATAACAATCAACTGGTATGATAATCCTTGGTTCCCTGAATCACTCAACAAAGAGCGATTAGAGGCTAAAGAAACAATGTCAAAAGAGGAGTATGATAGAATATGGGAAGGGATCCCGTACGATTCGACAGAAAGCGGAATCTTTACCCGGGACGCAGTTGATGATGCAATGTCAAGAGATGTAAAAGAGGGAGAGGATATCGTTGTTGCCTCTGATATCGCAAGGTTCGGAACCGACAAAACCATATTCATGAAGAGAAGAGGCTTTAAAGTTACTGAAATAAAAGAGTATTCAAAATTAGATACTCAGGAAATAGCGAGAAGATTAAACGATTTTGCGGAAGGGGGAAAAATTCTTCTTGATGATACCGGTGTTGGTGGTGGTGTTACAGATAAGCTGAACGATCTTAAGTCAGGAGGAAGAAATAATTTTAACTCTCTTGTCCCTATCAACTTTGGAGCATCAGCAGAAGATAAAGAGAAGTATCCGGACATTATATCTGAGATGTGGTTTAATCTCAAAGACAAAATTGAAGAAATTGGTATTCCTAAAAACGAACGACTTAAAACAGAATTGATAAGCCGGAACTTTGAGTATTTACCGGACGAGAGAAGGAAGGTTGAGAGCAAGAAAAATTATAAAAGAAGAACCGGTCTTTCTTCTCCTGACTATGCCGATACTTTGATAATGCTTTTCTATTCCGGGAAGCAGTGGCTACCATGGAGTGTGGTATAGACAGACAGGAAATATCTGGATATAATAATTTATTCACAGGGGGAAAGTATGATAACATTGGCGGTTTTAATTAGTATTTATGCAACTGGAGTAGTAGTTTTATTTTTGAACGACGCTCTTTCATTTATTGCAGAAGAGGAAGTGAAAGATTTGTGGTGGCTTAAGAATCTTTTTTGGTTTATTTATTATCCTGTTGTTTTTGCAGTACTTGGCATCGCAACGTTGGCCGGGCGTATCTTTGGGATGTATCAATAATGGGAGTGATCAAACGGTGTAGCTTCTGCGGAAAGAAAGAATGTTCCTGTTTATCCTATACCAGAAGAATAAACAGAATTATGACAGTGATTGTGATGGTTCTATTATTTGGTCTTGGCGCTATAATAGTATGTGTGTTGTTAGGTATGCAAAAATGCGGATAGCTGGATGGCCAGTCTTATCTTTGGGGATTTTTAACAACTAGGAGCTAAAATGAAATTTAATTGTCCAAAGTGCAAAAAAGAATTAACAGATTTTAATGTGAAGTTAAAGGTTGCAGGGAGAGGATTTAGAACAAAATGCCCTTACTGCAAAGAGAAAATTGAGCTTTCAAGATCATCCCGTGATATGGTTAGAATGCCTAACGGGGAGTTAAGGAGAAAGAAGTGAAATTCCGATACATCTTTTTTTATGCGGTCGGTTCAGACCATGGAAATGTTGTTATTGATATGAAATGGAAAGAAAGACCGAGAGATGCAGAGTCGATTGAGTTTATCGAAAGTCAGATAAGCAAGAAGATAAAAAAGAACATCTGTATAACCGGGTGGAGAAGGCTATGGAAATAATTAGAGCAAAATCATCCAGATCTGTAGAGAGTACTGTACAGGCAGCGATATTCGAACAGTCTACAATGGGTGTAGGTAGTGGCTTTCAGTCTTTTCTTTTTGAGATCTCCGATACCGTATACGATGCTATATCTCGAATAGCATGGGCATTTAGTGGCATGGAGTTCGTTCTAAAAAACAAGGACAATGGGGAGATATTAAGGGGGCCGAAATCACACCCTCTGCTTGATCTCTTGGACTCTCCTTCTATGGATCAAAACAATACCATGCTAAAATACGAGTTGATGGTTGATTTTCTCATGTATGGGAATTGTTTCCCGATTGCAGTCGGAAATGTTAACTATGAGCCTATCGAGCTAAAGGGTGAAAAGGCAGGGAAGGCCGTTCTTTTGCAAAATGGGAAGGACGAACTCTCTGAGATATATTTTGCTAAGTCGGACAGCGATACATATTACAGACAGATTATTCCAAAGAGAAAAATGATTGTATTCCAGCAGAGAAACCAACTCGCCGAAACATTCCAATTGATGATCAATAAAAGAAAAAGCGGGGTCGAGGCGGAGTCTCCCCTTCGTAGAATCTATTATCAGGCATCGACTAAATACTTCGGAAATATTCACAACTCATCAATCATGAAGAACGGGACCCGTCCCGGTGGGCTATGGTCCCCTGCAAAGGATGGAATGAGCCAGGCTAACTATGAAGCATTCCAGAAAGAAGTACAGAGCAAGTTTTCAGGCCCTTCAAATGCGGGGCGAAACATTGTTGCCCCTGTGGCTATGAACTATGAGAACTTTCTTGTAAATACAAGGGACATGGAATTTTCTTCTTTGATAGAAAACAGCCGTGTAGAAATTTACGGGATATATAAAATCCCCCTTCCGTTGGTCGTAACAAAGACTATGACCATGAGTAATTACAAAACCTCCCTTGAGGCGTTCTATGACCTGGCTGTGCTTCCTCCGGCCAAACATATACTCCAACGTCTCGGGGAGTTCCTTCTTCCTCGGTATAAAGACAATAACTATGTCCTTTCCTATGACGAGAAAGATATGCCGGCACTCAAGCAGAGAATGTTTGAACGGGCCGAGACAATGAGGAAAGTAGGATCATTCTCAGAAAATGAGATCAGAACCCAGACTGGATACGAGTCTACAGCAGACGGTAATGCCATCTATAAGTCTACTAATCTTGTCCAGGCGGGGGAAGATGATTACACGGATGATAATATCGAATGATGAACTTTGATAAGGAACTGGAAGGACTCAGAAAAAAAGCCAAGACCAAAGAACAGAAGTATGCGGTTGAACAGGCTGCGAAAAATGTTTCCTTCCGGCTCCGTATGGAATCCCCATTTAAAAAAGAGTTAAAAACCTATTTCGGGAGACAATCGTCCAGGATAAAAAGAGGGCTGTCAATCCAGAGTATCGAACAGGAACTTGACAGGCAATACGAAAGAGTGGCTACCGGATACAAAAGAAATATCAAACAGGGAGAGGATGAGCTTGACGACAGGGTAGACGTCCTTATCGCCGGTTCAGCTGCAGATAGGGCCGTGGGCATTGATAAAACAACAACAGAGAAATATGATAGAGCCGTTGAAGAAGCAAAAAAACAGCGTGCAGAAGAGGGGAATTTCAATCCGACAGATAGAGAGGTTCGAATTGTTGCCGGGAATATATTCAAAACATCGAACTATGGAAGAATCGGGACTATAGCCCTCATGGAGACGGCGTTTATCGATGATGCTATCAATAATGAGGCCAGAGCCCTTTCTGTTGAGTTGTACGAAACAGCGGCCATCACAGGCAACACGAGCCTTGCAGAAGAAGCAAACAGGATTAGTCCTTCTTTGACGGGAGATGAGATTGTCCGGGATATTTCAATAGGGGCCTCTCCTGCTTCAATCATGAAGAAGTTAAAAGACCGATATAAGATGTGGATCACAATGATGGATACTAAGGTCAGATCATTTCCCTTTGACCACCAGACCGCCCTTTTCCAAAAAAAAAAGATCGATGAACC